TGCGTAAGCCCACCTTTTTTCTTGTCTTTGTGGACGCCCATCTTGAGTCGGACTCTCCCTCCTCTTTTATATGACTTGCAGGCTTTTGGCATTACGCAAATATAAATATTAATCAATCAGACTTTTTACCTCACATTTCGTCATTCGCTGGTAACCAACCAGCCGCGTCTGCTTCAGCCTCAGTAAGCTGTGTAGAAGTCGAAGGGACAAGATTACCAAACACCACTGCGCCTCCACGGTTGGCGTCGATGTAAAGTCGGAGCTGATCCTTTTCAGCCTGCGGAACTTCAGGCAACAGCTCCAATAAAGCAGTCAAATCAACATCAGGATGCACGGGCAACACGTCTGTAGTCTCCCCCAACAACGCAACCTGGTTGGTCGTCGGGTGAACCATGCGAGCATACAGGTGTTCCGTATCGACTTCGGACTGCACCGAGGCTGGTCTAATTAATCGCCATACCTCTTTGTCTATAGCGTCAGCTCGTTGCGCTGAGGTTAGTTTGTTTTGTGGCTCTACAGGTAAATAAACAATGCTCATGTGATGCTGTAATACGTCTGTATGTCCGACTCAATTGCTGCCCTATCTGTAGACTCGTCAGACAAAAACACAATTAGCTCTTGCATATACCCGATTATGCCTTGGGTATTGTTTTGCATTCTATACATCAAGCTATTCTCTCCCGAAGCAGGCACATAAAATCCTGCATTTCCATCAATAGGCGTCGTGTCTTCAACCCCATTAATCCTGAATTCGATATCTGGTTTTCCGCCAGAGGTGGTACTACTGCCGTCATAAATAGCAGTTCTTACTTTCTGTTGCAACCTTGTGCTATCGTTGAAACGCACGTACCTCCTGTCTGCCGCCACACCGCCTGAATCACCAATCGAAAAGTCAGCATAGTTTGTGTGCGTGCTAGTTGTCAAGGCATACTGTTGAACTTTGTAAAAGGTGTATATCCTTTGAAAGCCTGAATGCTGCTGATCAATGTTGTGGACAGTAAATATCGAAGAGGCACCCAGAGACGTTCTAAGGTTGCTCTGTATATCGAGTCCGATCCTTCCGTTTGCCGAGTTTGGCACCCTAATAGCCGCAATGCTATTGTCGGTGTATACCGATGTGCCGTCGTAAATCTGAGGCTGTTGGCTCGATGTGGTTTGTACGGCGTCGTTTCCACTACCTGTTCCGCCTGACGTAGACTGAGAATACCACTTGGTAACGAAACCTACAGCTGAACCGCAATGAGACGCGATTGCTGCAGTATCGATATATCCGTTCGAGTCGAATCCAATATCTGTCTCTGTGTTTCCGCTAGCTTCACGTACACGCATACAGGCACCTGTATACGAAGAGTTTAAGCGCCGCACAGAATAGGCGATAGAACTACCAGTGTAGGTGTCTAGGAGAAGACTGGTAGACGGTATTTCCTGCCCAGCAAATTTTGCTATACTGGACTTTGCGACCCCGTCAATCTTATTGACATCATCAATGTCCTTTCCAGAAAACTTGGATATCGTGCCCATTAGCTAAGCTCTATCCAGTCTGAGGATGGATTAAACCAAATCTGCCCGTTTGTTGAGTCCAGGCAGTATCCTACGACTCTAACTATATCTCCACTACCACTGGGGGCGGTGTTTGTTATCTGTCCTATTGACGTAGACACATAAAGTTCGTCCCCATCAGTACCCACGTCTGAGGCCAGTGTATACATACCCTTGATCAAAAGCCCGTCTGTTGTGGGGCTGCTACCAAGCGCTATACCCAAAAGACAGCCACCAGATGTGGACTCGGCATCGGCATCAGCGGCAGCCCAGGCTCCTCCACTGTAGTAACAAAGACGTCCTTGCTGAAGGGTTCCAGTTCCAAACTTTACAATATCACCCTGATAATCGTGATCTGTGTCAGAGGTCTTCTCAAATATGTTTCTAGTCGTATTCAGATCGCTAACCTCAACTCCAGTGTCGGTCACGCTCATGCGCTCGACATCGTTGGTCATGATGTTGACCTCCCCGTCAGTTTCAAAACTGATGTGGTCGTTGTTAGAGGTGTCCCCAACCTTTCCGTTTACAGACACGTTGTTGCCTGCAACGTCTACGTTCCCTGAAACCTCAAGTCCACCGCTGGTAATGTCGAGGACCGCCGTGTTGTTTATGAGGAACCTAATAACATTGGATACCGCCCCGAAGTCTATGTACTCTTGAGTTGCTGATGTACCCAGCTTCAAGTTAGAGTTGAGGATGGAGGTTATCAGAGTCTGGGCAGCGTCAACGTCGAAGTCGGTACCCGTCAAGGTAAGTCCATCACCCGCCGTGTAGTTTGGTGCGGCGATCGTTATTGATCCATCCGCATTGGTGATGGTTATGTTGGTCCCCTCCGTTAGAGATTGAGGTTCATACTTATCTGACGTGTCATTAAATATAAGTACGTCTCCAGCGGCAGGAGTAATCGTGTCGTCTACATCAGTAAGCCTCGATGTACCACCTCCAATGGCAAGGGAGGCGTTAGGAGAGGTTCCAGTCAGTGTAACAAAGTCACCAGTAAAGGTGATGTCGGTTACATTGTTTTTAGTCGTAGCCCCCTTGATAAGGTCCAGACCCTCAGTAGCGATGCTATCCAGGGTCGTTGGAGTTGCCACACCAGAACTGTTTCCAATCCAGGCTTGGCCGTCAGGTATGTTCGGAACGTCATTAGACCTTCCTACGCTAGTGACTTTTATCACGCCGTTTGAAGCGTGAGTTTTCATCACAATACCCAGGTTTTGAATCAGCGCTGTTCCCGTAGGCTTAGTGGCGGTAACGGCACCAGCCGTCGAAGAGCTCACGTAAACTATGTCTCCTTCAGAGAAGCTTCCCGAAGGCAAGGCCATTCCGTCGGCTTTACCGTTAACTACGGCCAGTCCTTCAGCGCCATTGGCAAGGTCCTGATACAGAACCCCTATTGCAGGCATGGTAGAAGAAGAGTTCGCCCTAGCAAGAGCCACCTGAGCTACGTTCGCGTTTTGAGACCCACTGATGTACACTACGTCACCCTTAGAGAGAGCCGCTCCAGTATTGTTGTAAACCCTTACGTAAGAGTGATCAAGGTACACGTTCACCCACTCAGAGTTCGCTTCGTCGTACTCCAGTATCTGCTTGTCGTCGACAGACGTGATATTGACGTTAGAAAGGTCTCCTATGGCGCCTGTAGGACCTGTAGGGCCCGTGGCTCCCCTGGCGCCTGTTGCACCAGTGTCTCCCGTGGCGCCTGCGGCACCTGTTGCACCAGTGGGTCCAGTCAACCCCTCAGTGGTTGAAGTCAGAATATGTACTATGTCCCCAGAGAAAGATGTAACATCCGTTACTCCCCCAGCACTAATAAGGGAGAGTGTCCCAAGAGTCATGGTGGGGGAGGCGTAACTTACGCTAGAGAACGAGTATTTCATCGTACCCCCCGTAGTCTTGATGTTTATAGCTCCCTTTCCTACAGCGGCTATGTCGTCAAACTGATCAGAAAGAGACAGGGTGCCCGTAGAGAACGTCATGTCCTCATCGAGCAGGATGCTAGTTACGTCTGAGGGTGCAGTACCCACACCGTCCGTGATAAGCCTTAACTCTCCATCTCCTGGAGTTCCAGAGGTTCCTGTGGTAAAGTCAAGACCAAACGACCTTGTGCCTATAGGGGATATACCTGTTGTAAAGCAGATTTTTACATCTATGTTGTTGCTTTGGCCACCCCCATACGTATTAAAAGTCGCCGAGCTCCCAGAAATAAAGTTGAGACCCATGACCCCGAACTGAGACCCAGCATCTATTACAGCAGAATACTCGTATATAAACTGCTCTTCGTTCGATCCGCCTGGATCTTCGTAAACTACTATGGTTCCTCCAAGTTCGCTGGTTACAATATTTCCAAGAAGCTGCTGTGAGTCAGCGTCGATAGCGGCATCCAGAATCTTTATCAGCTCAAGCTCGTTTGGATCCGCAGACTCTGGGGTCTGAGTAGAAGAGAACTGAAAGACAACGTTAGTAGAGTCCTCTCCTTTAAAGTCTAAGCAAAGGGTGTTTGAGGCTGAGTCCCCAGCAGGCCCCGTAGGTCCAGTGGCTCCATCAGCACCGTCAGCCCCGTCAGAACCAGTAGCACCAGTAGGTCCAGTAGCACCAGTAGCACCGTCGGCACCATCAGCACCGTCGGCACCAGTAGGTCCAGTAGGGCCAGTCGGCCCAGTAACGGGGCCAGTAACGTCGTCGTGGCAGCACAGGTATAAGCAGACAACAAACTCACCTCCAGTACCGTAGGGCCACTGATGCGCTGAATCAGTTCCTCCGAGGTACGATACGTCGATATCATAGAGATCAACTCCCGAAACCGTCTGTAGAGTATCCGCCGTGTCAATGCTCGCGGCATCAATACTAAACCACTCTACACCATAAGACCCGTCACTCCACTGACCAGAAAACGATAGGTTTACGCTATACTCGTTAGGCATACCGCTTATGACGAGGCTCAGAAGATCGTTTACAGTACCTCCATTTCCAGCCAGGAACATGGTGGTAAGGTCATCTACAGTGTCACCAGCACTACCAGTAAGAGGCCAGAAAAAGTTAGATGTTATCGGGTTGTAACTCTGAGGAAGGCCATCTGTTCCTCCCTGCTGACTACGCAGCATTTCAAAGGTGTTACATACACCTCCGTATCCACCCCCCGCTGGGCCAGTACCACCAGGGTTGTTTCCTCCATTACCCCCGTCTGGACCCCCGCCCGCAATAGCTGGGGTAATGCAAAACTTGTAAGACGAATCACACGCAGGGTCTGGGTCACCAAGGCCAGGCAGGTAAGTGGTATTACCGTTCTCAATAGGTCCAAGGTATTCTGCTATACTGAATTTGAAGAAGTCAGGCCCCTGAACAGCATTAAAGTAAGTCCACTCCCATCCATCTCCATTACAGTCAACGGCGCTTATGTGACCAGACCCACCACCCTGACTTATTATTTCTAGGATAGCAGACTCGTTGTCTACAGTTAATGAATACCCAGCGTTTGGATGAAAGTCCTGACGACCTATGTTGTTTAGTGTTATTACAGTAACCTGATCAGCCGAGCTGGGCGGACTGATTGTCCCGTTTGGAACACCCCATGCGGCATTTCCGTCGTTTGCGGAGAGCGTACTATTGGTGTCGGTATCCTCACCCGTGGTCTTGTAAAAGAAACACTCTTGCCCTGGAGGAACGTAAGTCGGCCCTGTTGGACCCGTAGCTCCAAAGCCCTGAGGACCTGCTGGGCCAGCTGGACCTGTGGGACCTGTGGGTCCTGTCACGCCAGGCTCAAAGCATACCCAGACGCTTCCGTCAAAGACACAGATGTCATCTCCTACAATGTATGCATCTCCAGTGGCTGGGTTGGAAACCACACTTGTGGCTGAAGTAGACCCCACAATCGTAAGCCCAGTTCCGATAGGACCAGTGGGTCCTGTAGGTCCAGTAACTCCTGTGGGCCCAGTAACACCAACAGCGTCAATGCAAACCCAGTTCGTTCCGTCAAAAATGCAGACTTCGTCTCCAACTACGTATGCGTCACCAGTAGCTGGGTTAGAGACTGAGCCTGTGGCAGCGGTCTCCCCCAATATAGTAAGTCCAGTTCCGACAGGACCAGTTGGGCCAGCAGGACCAGTAGGGCCAGGCTCAAAACTAGGAGCTCCTTGAGGTCCCTGTATCCCAGTAGGACCAGTAGGGCCAGTTGCACCTTGAGGGCCTGTTGGCCCATCAATGTCTACAGCAACCCAATCAGTGCCATCAAATACGTAGTACTCGCCTATTGAAGTGACGTAAAATATATCACCAGTAGCTGAGCCACTGGGCAAGTCGCCAGTAACTCCAGTTACTCCAGATATTTCTAATCCAGATCCCGTAGGGCCAGTGGGTCCTATCTCGCCTTGGATACCTTGAACCCCCTGGGCACCCTGAGGTCCTGTAGCGCCCTGATTGCCTACATTACCCCTCGGTCCTGAACTTCCGTCAGAACCCGCAGGTCCTTGAGGTCCCTGAGGCCCTTGAGGACCAGTAGGTCCAGTAGGTCCAGTAGCTCCATCTTGACCCGCTGGACCCTGAGGCCCCACGACTGTTCCATCAAAAGAACTTGCATCAACAAATGTTGCTGGATCTACAGATACAACAGCAGAACATAAATCCTGCTCAATACTGATTGATACAGTAGGGGATGACGGGCACTCTATGCTTATAGAGATGGGGTCAACGCCAGATACGTCTATGCAGGGGATACAATCTGACATTGATTAGGCTATGGTTACATCCTCATTTATCTTAAACGTGCCGTACAGATAAGTCTTAACAACTCCGTTGCTTGTGTTTTGAAGATCGTAAACGTACAGTCCAGAGTTTACGCCTGCCATTGTCGAGGACGTAGCGGTGATGGTCAGCTTTGAGAGAGCAACCGCCCCAGCATCAACGACGAACGAAAAGTCAGTGCTGGCGATTGTTGGGCTTCCAGAATCGTCGGTGTCATTCTCCCTGACCTCCATCCTCCAACCATCAACTGGCATGCCTTGATTGAAGTCAAGAACGAGACTAAACGTGTCACCTCGTCTGCAAATCACATCCAGCCTAGACGCTGTGTCTAGATTAACCGTGTTTTTACTGGCCTTGTTCCCCATCTTGTTGTGCGCTTACTATTTGGTTGACAATGTCTTCGGCTGACTCAGAAGCTTGCTGCTGAGGGGAGGGGGCTTCTTCGAGCTCACCCCTTTCGCCTTGCCGCTGGGACACCAGCTTGCTCTGCTCAACAGCTTGCTTTTTGACTCTGTCGTCTTTTCTATCTTCTTTCAGGACTTCGAGCTTCTCTCTAAACTCCTTCTCCTCGGTTCTAAATCCAAGCGTAGCCTGAGCCTGAATCATCTCGATCTCTTTCCTGTGCTCATGCTTCAGCTTTTCAAGCTCGGCTTCAAGCTGATACTTCATCTGCATTTTCTGAGACTCGATCTGAGCCTCCATCTGCATCTCTTGTTGCTTGGCCTGAGAAGCCGCTTGTGCGGACTGGGCTTGAGCCTGAGATTGAGCCTGCACGTTCTGCTGAGCCATCTCCTGGTTCCTTGCTACCCGCTTCTTTCTCCTCACGATAAGGAGCCTTTCAGCTTGGTTCACGTCCTTGAGCTGCCTGATTGCAATGGCGTCCTCAATGTCCAATTCTTTCTGAGCCAAAGACGCCTGTATGTTTTGCTCCAGGTACTGCTTTTCTATGTCCTCCATCTCCTTGACCACCTGAACACCGAAGTTGTACATCGGGAGGTCCTTGAAGGTGTTGAGCATGGCCATGTTCTCTCTTCCTATCGCGTTTGCGTAAGCCTTGAACAGGATGCTGTCCCTAGGGACGACTTGAAGACACTTGACTATGTCGCAACACACCTTTTTGAACAGCACCATAGACGAGTTCGTAATGTCGTAGATGGCGTTGTTACCAGCGGCAATGGCTTGCTGACGAACCCCAACCAAAGCGTCACCCTTCGGTGAGCTTGCGTCCATAGCCTCGTTGATTCCCGTGGCGTCACGAATCAGCCTCAGGTAGTGATTGTAGAGGTTGATGAACTCGTTGATGTTCCGTATGCTATTACCGATCTCCCTGATGGGTGGATTCTGGAAGCCGCCTTCAGGGTTCTTACTCCTGTAGTAGAAGACACCTGTTTGCTCGTAGATGTCATGAAGTTCAAGCGGCTGGAGCTCACCTCCCTTTCCGAGTTGAACATTTTCCAAACCCTCGATATCAATGATGATGCCATCAGGTTTTGCTTTTGCGATTGCTTGCTGAATCTTCAGGTGAGTGAGCTGAAGCTGGTCTGCAAAACCAATGCAGCTGTCCACCATGGACTTCGGCATGTTGTTTTCCAGGTTCGTGGCGACAACAGAGTAAGACATATTCGTCCTACTCAAGTCATGCGCGTTCTTCGGAATGTTCTTCTTGCAACCGTAGTTGAACAGCTTTCCGTGACCAAGAACGAAAGATCCGCCATACACAGTGGCGTTCTCCATTTTCTTTACGTCTCTGCGAAAAACAGAGTTGGTTGGAGCCTTGTAATTCTCCCCTTTGAAGTAGAATCCAGTGTTTCCGTGTCTACTCTCTTTGTCCTCAAAGTACATGCAGTCAACAGACATGAACTCAAAGTCCAGAACGTCAACCATGTATTCCTCATTGGTCCCGTTGTACTTGTTGTGGCTATTAGAGTAACTATTATCTGATCCACCACCGTAAGAGTAACCTCTTGTTGATCCCTTACTGATTTTTTCGTACTCCTCTTCAGTAAACTGATCCCCAGCAATTCTTTTCAGCTCTTGAACTGATATTGTTTTTACGTGACCAGCATAAACTATGTCGCCAAAGTTCGGGTCTTCCGTGTAGCTATGAACAAACTTTTTGGGGTCAACGTACTCTACCTTTAAACCTTGGTTGGGGTCGTTGCTTCTTTTAGTGACCGCCATACCAAGAGTAGCGATGTCATTAACGCACCTCCTGTATACAGAGTCGTTGAAGTCATTCCACTTGAGCGTAAGATTAGTAGCAATCTGAGCAGCAATCTCTGAGGACGACTTAATGTTGTTGTCCATAAAGATTTCGGCCTCCTCCAAGGTATCAGGAACTTCTTCTTCCCCTGCGATATTCACCCCAGTCTTCGCCTTGATCATTTCAACGGCGTCCTTTTTCTCGACCAAAGACTTTATCTTGCGTCTGTGAGCATCCTTTTCAGATGACGACAGCGGGTCAACAGCCTCAAGGTTTGGATATGGCTCACTAGACAAAATCTTGTTGACCACAATCCGAACAAACTTTGGGAGGATCGGAACTGGAGTAAAGTCCAGGTTCAGAAAGCTGCCGTCACCATTATTAGGGTCCAAGCTGTTCAGGAGCTGCCTGTATATAGTAGTGTCCTGAGTTCCGTTTGCGTAAGCCCTATTTCTATCAAAGGTTCGACCCCTCTTAGAGTACAGCGTATTATCTCTTTCAATAGATCCCCACTGAGCAGATATTGCTTTCGCATACTGCAACCCATACTTTTTATCCTCTTTCTCAGCTTTAGAAGCAAGCGGATTCGGGAAACCTGGGGTATTCTTGCTGCCTTTACCGTACATCTAACCGCAAATATAGCTAATTCAGCGATGCCATTCTTTTGGCTTTGAACGCCTAAAGAACTTCTTTGCGTTGAAGTTAGATACTTGCTTTTCAACCTTTGCTTTTTGGGCTCCAAGCAGCGCCAGTCCAGAACTGATGGTAAGGTCGTATTTAGTTCGATTGCTGATCTTGTAACCTATCCAATCCTCTAGAGTTCTGTTGAAGTACATACTCCCGAAGTTGTCCGTTTCAGCCCTTACACCCACGTGGTCATGGATATACGCCTCAATAGCGTGAGCGTGAGCTTGAATTACGTCAACAGAGTTAGAGGGGATTCCCTTAGTTCTTGTGTTCACCCTAGCCCCAGGAGGGGTAAGGTGCTTGGGTCTGTCCATGATGTAACCATCATACCCTCTCTTCTCGAAGTACCTTACAATACCGTACTTGTTGTTCTCAACCAGAAGCGGGTACCCGTAGAAGAACGCAGCCATGAGGACGTCTTCGTAAAACACGCTGGCGAGATCAGGCCTTGACGCATACTCAAGAACAAACATATTCCCAGGTATAGCGTCGTTCATGCTGAACTTGTTGTACAGGTGCAGAGCCCCTTTAGAACCCCTTCCATCAACAGTTTCGTCAAGGTCGTATGAGTCAACACCCCCTACCCCAGACTCAGGGAACGGAGGCTGTTTCTTACCCCTGATATCAGAGACTACATTTCTTCGGTCCTTGGGCGGCATCCAAGATACGTGGAACCGACCTCTAGGGTCTGGAGAAAAAACTACCTCTTTGTCCTTCTCTTTCCAGATGAAGTTGCCTGTCACGACTGGGTTCGGGAACATGTTGTTGTTCCAGTCTATCTGCTGATAAATCTTCCCGATATTAAATATACTGCCTTCGATGCTGTCCCTGAACGCTTCGTCTTCAGTCAAGGGAAACTGACGTATGATTTCGTTGAGCTCAGAAGGGTCGTGCTTCAAGGAATCTCGCTCATTCTTGAGATATTCCCTGCTTCCTTGGTCGATAATTTCTCCGTCTACTCCTTCTACGGGTTTAGTCGGGTTTTCGGTTATAGGATTTCCATACTTGTCAAAAAATCCCTCAAGAGCTTCGTCAGCAGGAATAAAGATCCGATAAAGACCAGAACGTGTTCTACCGTTTGCATTACGCTCAGAGGGGTCCGAGTCCTCCCATAGGTTCTTGTACTCGTCCCCTCCTTTATCCATGGGGTTGACTGTGCTTCCGACAAGTGCCTTTCCGACGATCTTCTTACCGACGATGAGGCATGTTCTTTCGATCCTCCAGGCCTCTTTGATGTCGACTGGCTTTTCCCACTTTCCAGCCTCATCAAGATAGAGGAAATGGAGTTTCTCTCCGTCGTATGCGTTGTTGGTGGTGTTTTTCCAGTTAATGATCGTGTTGAGAGCATCGCCCTTCTGCGACGTCTTGTTGTTCTTTGTGATTCGTTTCGATGGTTCCCGAAAAGCGAGTTCCATACGGGGGTTCGTAGTTCCATCCTGAATAGGTTTAAAGAAGAATGGGTAACTCCGAAACATCGGAATCACCTTCTTCATGAAGATGTTCTCCTGAGCATCTTTACCAGTCTTCGACTGAATTCCAAGCAGCTTGTCTTTAACCTGAGTAGCTTCGTCAACAAGTACAGAAGCACAGATATTAGTATAGCCAGAGCGGCGACACTTAGTATAAAGCTGACCGATACAACGGCTATCAGCTTCGCACGCAGCCATGTGTAAAAAGATCTCACGCTGGAACGCAAGGTACGAAGGATATCCGATATCAATCTTCGACCACTGGAGAAACATGTAGTGCCTCCCTGTAATGTACGTAGGCACACCATTATTGTAAAACCAAACACCGTTACGCCTGCGCTCAAACTCTTGCTCGATGTAAGGAGAAAAGGCGCGGCGAAACTCGGCTGGCTTCTCGAACCACTCATCCATACTTCTAACCCTCGACAGTTCTTGTGGCACGTCGGTGCGCTTCCACATCTGCAGCTTTTTGGGCAAGTCGTGAAATAGGATATCTCGCTTTCTTGGAACTTTCGGAAGAGCAATGTCAAGACCGTGGAGCGAAATAACCTCGCCTTGCTCACCTGAGCTGTCCAGCCAAATAACGTCATCGGACCTGTCCATATCGGTTGCTTTTGAATGAGGGCATACCAACCTTTTTCTCAGCCAGATCCATGTACTTCCCGCACTCGCACTTTACGTCATGACGAACCTGACCGTCTATGACTTTAATTGACACACTTCCTGTGTGATTTGTGGTCTTTCCACATTCGCATTTATACTTAGACATTTGAATTATTTTAAGTGTGATACATCTCCATCACCGCGATAAAAGTGATACAAGTAAACACCCTCCATCAGGAGGGTTTTGTACCCTGCGGCCAGAATGTCTCTATGAAAATTATTGTCGACACCAAGAAACCCACTGGTAAACTTTACTTTTTCCCAAGCTTCTTTCTTTACAACCATTAGGACCCCAGACACATATCCGTGACCTCCATTCCTTAACGGAAAGTCTGAGACCTTGTGTCTGTATTCAGACTGCAGCTTTTTTCCCTCGACCCTGTGCTTCAGTATGTCGTGATCTTTTATCACTTCGTGTCTTTGAGGATGAGCCCAAATCCTATTGGTCTTTGCCGTAAGCAATCCTGCGTCTGGGTTCTGATCAATGATCTCGCAGATCTGATGATACCAGTCCCTGGTAGTGAACATAGCATCATGATCCAGAAAGGCAACGTACTCAGCGTCAGTCCTTTGCATCATCTCATTGTAAGACCTGCCTATGTCTTGTCCATACTCTTTAGGAGCGTAGACAATAGAAGTGATTAGCTTCATTTGTATGAAATCCCACCTATTTCCTTGATCAGGTTCTTGTGGCTGTCCAGACTTGATACATTTGTAGTTTCATCATCTGACCACTCCCAGTCCTTCTTTTTTGCAGACCTGTAATGTCTACCAAAGTTTGACTTGAGACCACTTGCCCAGGCTTTTTTTCTTCTAGAGAATGTAACTTCTCTTTCGTTCTTTGGTTTTGCCATCCCAAAGTTTAGATAAACCGCCTCGTTCTCTGGTAGATGTATGGCATTGGACCCTGGGGGTGCAACGAGGTGGTCAGCCTCGCAACGAAATCCTTCGTGATACTTAGCCGTCATCACCAGCCTGCTTTGCCTTTCCTCCCAGATGCCCCTGTCTTCAGACGTCATGGTATATAGGCCAGAAGAAATAGATCCAAAACCAAGATTGTCCACCGTTTTGACGAGGTCGACAAAATTTCCCTTTGTAGCAAGCCAAGAATCAGGGGAGTTTAGAGAAACCCAATCTGGCTTTACCTCATGTATCATTTCTGTACACTTGTCTAAAAGCTTAGTCAAGTGAAACTCCCCGTTGGTATCTAGTCTGTCTACGACATCACAATTTTCAAGAAGGTATTCGTAGGTTCCGTCGGTGCTCATGTTGTCGAGCACAATCGTCTTTATACCGTGCTTTTTGCACCAGTTGATTTTTTTCTCTATGTACGGCCTCTCGTTGTAGACGTACATAACACAATATATGTTCATGTCAATTAAATTGTACCCCCGCCAGGACTCGAACCTGGGACCCACAGCTTAGAAGGCTGTTGCTCTATCCAACTGAGCTACGAAGGCATCTTCATAAATATGTTTTTTTCGGAGTCCGCCACGTATGCATCACAATGACGAGGCGAGCAAGTAGAGCAGGCCATGCTGATCAAGCACAGCCCCAGTAGTGTTATTCCCTTTCCCATGATAGAACTTGATTGGAGCTGTCGACGTAGTTCATAAAAGAACTGTCGACTTTAGAGTGGTACAAGTGAATCCTATAGTAGTAGTCTGGACCTCTCGATCCAGGCGTAGTTTGCACGATATAGGGGTCCACCTTCACTCCAATCAGGTTGCTATCTATGGTGAGAGTAGCAATGTAGTCTGGTTCCAAAGTCGCACGGTACTCTTGCAAAAACACCGTGTCAGCGTAGTTGTACGCGGGAACCTCTTTAGATCTCAGGTCCTCTTGGAGAGACCTAGATACACTAGCATAAGTACCACAAGCACCCAGGCCTGCAGATACAGCAATAATC